GGCGAGCGAGCCGATTCTCATCCCGTCAGACGGCAGTCCAGTGGTCCCAGGCAATGCTGGGATACAGACCGCAACCGATACCGGAGTGACCGATATCACGACTGGACTATCATTTGCTTTATTTACTCCTACTGGCGTAAACCCCAATCTAGGTAAAGGACAATATTCTTACAACAACGGGACTTATACTTTTAGTCTTCTGGATGGCGGGACGACGGTCCTTATCAACTCGACGGGACAAACCTTCGCGATCCCGAATCCTAACCCTGGAGCCTTCATTCCGAATCAGACCGCTTCGTTTACGGCAGCGACGACGACCAGCAATCTGATCACCGACAGCGGAGTCTATCAGGCAGTCACGTATAACGCGACGGCGACGGATTACGGCAACCCTGCCGGAGCGGTCTCGCTGATCGGCAATCAGCAGATCAAGTTCCGTAGAGTTCCGTCCAATCCACAGAGCGGTCAGTACACCTTTGACCCGACCGTTGGATACGTCTTCAGTCCATTCGATGCCGGTCAACTCATCAGCATCAACTACACCTGGAACGATCCCAATTACCTGACGGACGGCAATCCAGTGCAGAGTTTGAACCTGACTCTCTTCGGAGGTGAAGAGGGACAAGCTCCTTGGGATTACCTCGAAACCAACTTCCCCTCACAGGCATTAGGCTATTCCGGCCTCTCTTACCTAGCCAGCAACAAAATGGATTTAGGTTTTAGCGGGGCGCTCGATAATTATGGTTTTGAAGTATTAGGACTGTTCCCATTCGGTGGAGGCATCATCGATGCGGCGATCCCCGACGTTATCCAACATTTTCTTAGCGATCCTTTTGTTGGTGCTGGTTTTCCTGCTGGTGCTATTGGCGATCTATCCGAACTTCGCAACTACACGATCGCCAGCAACATCTTCATCTCGTGCGTGGTTGATAGCCAGCGTACCGCAGCCGACTGGTTATCCGATTGGATGACGATCGCCAACTGTGAAGCTGTGTGGTCGAATGGCGTTCTGAAGTTCCGTGCCTACGGTGATAAAACCGTCATCGGCAACGGCGTCACGTTCACGCCGGTCACTTCCCCGATCTACGATCTCGACGACGACGACTTTACTGGCGACGCCGAAACTGCATTACTTAGCGTGACGCGTCCGACGATTCGCGACGCTTACAACTCTGTCAGCGTCGAGTGGACGAATCGCGCGAACAATTATTCTGCCGAGCCTGTAGAAGAACGCGACGACTGGAGCATCTCCCAATACGGCTTACGTCCTGCTCCTGTGCAGCAGCTACACTCGATCACCACTAGCACTGTCGGTCAGATGGTGGCGAACACAGCCCTGCAACGCAGCGTATACATTCGCAACCAATATAAGTTCAAGTTGTCCGCAGTTAAGTATCAGTTGCTCGAACCAATGGACATGGTCACGTTGACCGAGCCGGAGATGGGTCTGTTGAAGACTCCGGTTCGCATCAAGTCCATCAGCGAAGACGACAAGTTAGAGCTAGAGTTCGAGTGTGAAGAATTCCCGTGGGGCACGGCTACTCCTACTCTCTTTCCTAAACAGAACATCGGCCCGTTCGGCCCGGTCTATTATCAGAATCCCGGTAACACGCTTCCGGTATTGTTCTACGAGCCTGATCCACCGGCAGTCATCTCTGGTGGCGTCGTCAATACTCTCTACATCGGTCTGGCGGGTGCACAGAACTGGGGCGGCTGCCACGTCTACGCCTCAACTGACGGTGGGAAGAGCTACGTCCATGTCGGTAAGCAGACAGGGACTTCGACTGTCGGCTACCTTACCGCTCCGTTGCCCCCGGTGACTTCACCCGACGACACCAGCACTTTGTCGTTGGATATGTCCATCAGTCAAGCAGAATTGCTGTCTTACACGCAATCTCAAGAGAACAATCTGGTCCCGCTTTGTGTCATTGACCAGGAACTGATTTCTTACAGAACTGCAAAACTAACCGGAAATAATCAGTGGGATCTGACGCACATGCAGCGCGCGGCTTACGAGAGCCCGCTCTCGCAACACAGTGTCGGCTCTCCTTTCGGTTTCTTCGACGACGCAATGTTCGTTTGGGAGTTCGACGAGTCCAACGTCAACACTACAGTCTATTTCAAATTCCTCAGTTTCAACAAAGCCGGGCTGATGCCGCAGACTCTGGATAAGGTTCCGGCGTATCCATACTTCATTCACGGGCGGCGTCCTCCGTACCCCTGGTCAACTCACGACCCGTTCACCGAAAACGCACCGAACGATCTCTATCGTAGCCCGAACTTCGGTCTATGGGAGAAGCTCCTCACCGACGTCAACGGCAACATTACTCCGCAATTCACGATCGCCGGATTCGGTACGGTCAACGTATTTTCCAAAGCGACCGTCGCTCCTTCTTTCGGAGCGGTCACGGTCTCTCCGACTGGTGGCACTATCAAAGGGAATCAGGTCGTGGTTCTCGGAGTGTTCGCGCAGGCCAGCGATAACCTCTTCACGCGCATGGCTCTGATGTCGGTGGAAGTTCCTGCCGGATCGGATACCAACAGAATCGACTTTACTGTTTCTTTCGCCAATCCTACCGACCAGGGATGGATCGCGATCACGACCGATCCGGAAGCTGGGTGGTTCGGCCCCGGCATCGTAGCGGTTCCGACGAACTCGACGGCATCGCTGACTCCGCAAATGACCGCCATGGCGAACGCGTATCTGGCTTCGTCGCATGCCGCAGGAGTCGATGTCGACCACTGGCTATTCTTCTATCAGCAGATCACCGGAGTGAACATCTCGCCGGTTCAGGCAGAAGCGGTAATCGTAGCTCTGGGAGAAACGGACGCTACCCGCACGACTCCTATCGCGTTGAGTACATTCTTGACCGTACTGCCGACCGTGATTGAAGTCGCCAGTTACACCTTCACCGAGATTGGAGAACTTGATACTCCGGTTCCCGACGAGCAGTTCGACCATTACGTCGTACAAGCGCGCGTCGGCTACGTGCTCGGCGCTACTGGACAGGCGATCACCAGTATCAATTATCAGACCGGTGAGATCTCCATGGTTTCGGGCGCGAATGCTCCGGCAGGAACGCAGGCTTGGGTAGGACGAACTGTAACCTGTTACGCGATGCAGGACGCGACGAATCCATTGGTCATATTTGATGAACCAATCGTTGCCCAAACGGATACCACTATCTCGGTCGACCCGGCATCCTTGATCGATAGTAGTCCAAACGCATCGATCATCAGTACTCCGCTGACGTCTGCACAAGAAGCGAGCCTCATCGCGCAGGCCAGCCTGGACGCTAGTTACCCTAACTTCGGAGTCGATAAGTGGCTGTTCTACTGGACGCTGGTTACCGGCGTGAGTCTGGCGGGTGGTCAGGTCGAGAAGATCATTTTAAGTCTTGGTCTGACTGATGCTACTCGTGCGACGGTCATTACCGTAGATCAGTTCCTGACTGCTCTGCCTGCCGCAGCTTCCTTCCTTGGTGTCGGAGATCACCTGCTAGTCCGGCTGACCTGCACGGGATTCGCTCCGGGAAGAGTCGAAGACAACACGCTTCTGTTCTGGAAGAACGATCAGTTGCCCAATGGTCCTTCTATTTTCGGAATGACTCCGAACGCCTACGTGGGCAAAGTGGTCTTCCTCACGAGGGGGACCGGAGCCGGTCAGTTCTCTAACGTGGTCAGCAACGACTCCATCGGATTCAACGTCAGTCCGGCATTTGAAATCGTACCCGATGCGACCACGGAATTCGTAGTCATCAATTCGAGCGTCGACTACGAAACCGATACCAGCCCGCTAACCTTTAGTTCACTGGAGTCTGGTGTCAGCAGCGGGGCTCTCACTTCCGAACTCTCACAAGCTGCGACGCAGTACCTACTAAACACTGGAGTCGCGGGGGTCGACGTCGATCATTGGATGTTCTTCTACCAGCAGATCACCGGCATCCCGATCAGTCCTGTACAAGCCGAAGCGATCATCATCGCCTGTGGTCTGAGCGATGCAACGCGGACGAGCTTTGTTCCTCTGGGGACTTTCCTTGAGGCTCTCCCTGGCGCGGGCACTCCGATCTTCCTGACGCTCAATGTCGATAACAGTTGGCAGCATTACTTCATCCAGGTGCTGACGGTAAACAACGAGAATATCCGTTCGCTTCCGCAGTTCTCGCCTTATCGGATGATCTTCCAGCCTGGATTCTCTGGGCCGAACAACTTCGGTACTCCGCAGGATACGTTCTATATTGGCTACCTGCCTGGAGGCTTACCGGGACCGATCCCCGCAGGAGGAACCAGCACACTCTCGGTAGAGACCGTGCCCGGCATTCTGTTCGGTTGGGATGCCGTTGCAGAGATCAACAACGGAACTGCGGATACGGTCTTCGACATCCTACGTACTCGCACGGAGGGTGGAGTCACCACGACCGTCAGCATCTTCAACGATCCTTCGCAGTACATCACGATCCCTGGTGGAAGTACGTTGATCGCTTCGGGGACGGCTTTCAGCACGACCTCCAATGACATTCGTCAGGGAGACATCTTGCAGTTGGTTGTGATCAGCGTCGATGGTTCTTCTCCGGCAGAGCGAGCCACGGTGAACCTGTTCTGGAAAAACAATCCGCTGCCGGGCGGGGTGGTTGGTCAATAGTTCGTCTTTTCAAAAAACTTTAAGGGAGAATATTCATGCCTATCGATAGCGTCCAGAGAGGACAAAATACTTGCAACACTACGGTGGTCGTCGATCCAGCCAACACCGTAGCCAATCAGAATATCGTTCAGCCTGCTGCCGGTGACGGTGTCCTGTACAGCAGCACTTACGGGCCGTTGGTAGGAGCTTTCGGGCTACTGCTCAACGCGGGCGGAAACACGGATCGCCAACGGGCGGCTGTGGGAACTGTCGGTATCCCTGCCGTTAACACGGAAGGCACCAAGCCTACGTATTCGTGCGCAGTGTTCGCGTTCGCTCCCGTGGCGACGCCGACTGACTTCTGGCAGATCATCGGCAGTGTCAGCAAGACGATTCGAGTTCTGCGGATTAGCGTCAGTGGTCTATCGACCAGTGGTGGGACTGTCCCACTGATCCTTTACAAACGAAGCACTGCGAACACCAGCGGCACGCTGAATCCGCAGACGGCGATTCCGCACAACAGCGGCAGTTCTCCGGCGACGGCTGTAGTCAATACTTACAGTGCCTCGAATCCTACGCCCGGCACCGGATCTCCGGTACGCGCCTCGGAGTTGGTCATGGCCGCCAGCGGGACTTTCGGCGGTTCGGTGGTCTGGGAGTTCTCTACCCGCAACGATCAGGCGATGGTGCTGAGTGGTACTGCTCAGTCGCTTGATCTGAATCTGAACGGCACGGCGGTTCCTGGCGGCGGCGTGCTGACGATCGACGTCGAGTGGACAGAGGAATAATCGGAGAACAACTATGACTGGTGGAAGATGTCTCAGCGCTATCGTAAAGATGGATTGTTTCAAGGATCGGCTCGCCTTTGAACGGGGCGAGCTACTTTGGACAGTCCAGAATAGAAACATCGTCCCTAACCTGGGGCTGGATAATGCCCTTGGTCTCTTCGTCACTCCGTATACGCCGGTCGCAAACTGGTATATCGGATTGGTGGATAACGCGGGATTTTCTTCCTACCAGTACACTGATTCTGCCGCACAGATCAATGGCTCTAACGGTTGGGACGAATGGACGTCGTATTCGGAAGCGAATCGGCAAGCCTATGTTGGAGTCGCAACCCCTTCCAGCTTTGGGTTCGGACAAGTTAGTAACAGCGCTTCTCAGGCTGTTTTCACCATGAGTGCTGGAGGCGCTCTTCGGGGCGCTTTCATGGTCTCGTCGAATGTAAAGGGAGGGACGAGCGGTATCCTCACCAGTGAAGTTAATTTCGACAGCGGCACGACGACTGTCGTCAACCTCAATATCATCCAGGTCACGTACATCATGCAGGGTTTCTCGTAAGGAGGGTCGATGGATCAAAAAGTAATTACAACAGACGCGATGAATACTTTTTTGGACGCGGTTGGGATTCCGCGAGGAACCAAACTCGTTGTCATAAAGTATGACGAGAGTGCGAGTCAATCAAAGGCCGGATTATTGGAGGTCGTCGATCGTCATCTAGGTTGTCTGATCGTCTCTGCATAGCGTGCCGCCAATCAATCTAACAGCAACGGAGAACGGGGGATTCTTCCTTGAAGAGGAAGCCGATTATATCGGCCCCGTTCTAGGGACTGAATTCATCAGTTATCGAGATAAGGCGCAAGGGCCGAGTCTCGATAACAAAATTCGTCTCGGCGATCACGCCACGATAGCGGTCATCCCGCCACAGCCGTATTTGATATCCGGCCCGACTCAGGTCAATTCCACGCAGGTCATTAGATCGTTTGCCGGACCTTTTACGCAAGCTTCTAACTTACTACGTTCAGCGATATTAGCGGTGGTTTCTGACACGACGGATGATGTGGCGACACCAATGTCTCATCTCTCGGCTTTTGTGACGACCGATGGTGGTTTGACTTGGTCAGAAGTTGTCGGCCCCTATATATTCCAGTGGGATTATACGATGTGGCAGGCGACTTACGGCAGCGGATGGACACCGTCTGATACACAAGTACACTTAGCTGGATTCTGCCAGCCTCCTTGGCCAGCCGGAAACAACTTCGGAACATTACCACCAGGATATGATCTCGCGTTGGGATTTGGCGGGATTCCCATTTGTGCTGGGAGGGAAGGTTCTTCGGACGACATCTTCACGATCAATACTCCGCGAGGCATTACCATCGTTCCCGAACAGATGCCCTTCGGTCTACAACAAACGGGGGGAAGTTGGCCGTTCAACATGGGGTCTCCTTCCTTCTTCGATTACGGCTACGTTAGCCAGTCGAATGCGGCCTCGATGGAATTGTGGCTATATAGTTTCAACCTCGCGTCTTTTTCGTGGTCAGTGCGCGGTAAGTGTGGCGAGTATTTGATGATTGGGCCGGGAGGTTCCTACGCACACGGCGGCGGTAGTTTCGGGGGACTTCTCTGCGCGCCGGACATTATTGCTATCAAGAACGGGCGCGGCATTGCGATGACGCACTTTGGCGGTCAGTGGTTTAACGGTGTCGGCAATGGCTCACATATAGGTTTCCCTCCCGTTCCAGGTTCTATCTTTCCAGTCAATGCTGGGCCGGGAGGCGGGGCTGAAATGATTATGAATTTCAGTACGACGGGAGGCTCGCATAATTGGAGCTACGTCACGGACCCGGACTCAAATTCTACTGCTAACCCGTCTAATCCGCCGAATAATTCCTGGCGACCAGGATTAAGATCTGATTTTCAAACGAGAGGCATTCTATCCAATGGGGATATAGTCCTCGGAGGTAACCAAGTCGACATTGCAGTACAATACTCGCGGTATCGCGTCATGCGATGGCCAAGTGGAAGCTCTTCGGAAATACCGATATTTGAGAATGCTGTGGGGCCTATCTTTACCGGTGGAAGTTTTATTCTCTATCCTCCAGACGGCACTCCTCCAGTTACTCCATTCAACGGATCTAACTTAATTGATTTTCAAGGAAACCTTGATTCTTATCGTCAGGACATGACTGCTGGTAAGGTTCTAGCCATACAACCCCTTACTGCTGAGGGAGATTACTTCGGGATCTTGTACTCCGATAACAAAGTGATCGTCAACAATGCCTCACAGGCATGGGTGGCGGCACTCGGCATTCTAGGAAATCAGCCGCAGACTCCAAATTACACGACACGGCTACGAGTGAGACTTAGCTGGATTCCATTCTCCATGCCGTTTTTGCGGCCTGAACCGCTCCTTTATTCTGATGCGATCCCGCCGCCGAGTGGTCATGAGGCGAGTGGATCTAAAGTTTTTCATCAACCTCTTCCGCCGTTCTATAACGCGCAACCGATCGGGCATACGCTAGGGCCGGATAAAACACTCGGCATCTGTACTGTGCAGCCTGTCTTGAATCCATACACCGGAGATTTCTGCACTGCTAATCCACCGGGAGGACCACAATATGAGGGCGGAATATATAACATTTACTACAGTCGTGCTTGGATTCCATGGCCCGCCGGAGTGTCAGGGGCCTACATCTCAGGGAAGGGAAACTTCCTACTCGGCTAGTAGCACAGCTTCCAGAAATACAGTAACCTGATCCAAACCGGAGAACAATTGATGATACGTACGATTTCACCAGCGGAGAACTATATCGTCTGTGGCCGAGTAGGCATGACCGAAGTCGTGCCCGGCTCTGTAAAGGAACGATGCTTCTCTTGTCATCACGACGTCGTCATCTTCCCGAACTCTCAGAAGATGCTCCACGAGCGTCCTGAGTTGAAGCTCAAGATCGTTTGTACGTCCTGTTACATGGCTGCTCCTGACAAGGACCGCATCCAACCGAAAATACTGACCCGGTCGAATTCGCCCGAGGGTCTGATCGATGTGCTTAGAAAGGGTCCGCGATGAATAAATTCATTTCTACTACAATTCTTTTAATAGTGATGCTTTTTGTCAGTGTCACTGTGCAGGCGCAGACGTCGCCGTTTCCTCCGTCCGGTGGTGGTGCCGGAGCAGGCGCGATCGCTTGCTCAGGCACCCCTGGCAATACGACTGGCTCTTACCGGCAACAGTGTCAGACAGGCACCGGCGCTGTGTTCGCCTGCAACAATGCCAGTGGATGTACCGTAGCAGCGGATTGGGTTGCGGCGGTCGCTGGGACCGTGCGCGCCGGTCTGATCAGTGGCTTACCTGCTACCTGCAATGTCGGTGACGTCTACTTCGCGACCGATGCAGCGGCGGGCGCGAACATTTATCAATGTACGGCGACGGACATCTGGTCTCCTCCGGTCAGCGGCAGCGGTTCCACGAGCTACAGTCAGTCCTTTACTTCGCAGACCAGTGTCACCTTGACGCATAATCTAGGCACTGTCGCGGTAGAGGTCCAATGCTTCGATAGCGGCTCTCCTCCGCAGAAGATCGAAACGAACACTGAGCAGGCGTCGACGACCAATAGCTATACGGTCACCTTCTCGGTTGCTCAGAGTGGAAGCTGTGTGGTGCTTTCCGGTAGCGGTGGAGTCGGTCCAACCGGTCCAGCCGGTGCTCCTGGCGGCACCCCGCCCGGTGCCTTGTACAACACGCCTCTGACTGGGCTAGGGCTCGAATACGTCTCAGGCTTGACGTACACAGTAGGCGCAGGAACCTATCTGATCGGAGGAACACAGTATGCGAGCGCACAGACTCCCATCACGTTGGCGACTGCTGACCCTACCAATCCTCGCATTGACGTCATCTACGTCGACAACAATAGCTCCGTGCAGGTGCTCACCGGGACACCTGCTGCAACGCCGTCTCAACCGTCAGTCGACTACTCAACAGAATTGCCGTTGAACGTCGCACTAATTCCTGCTGGTGGAAGTGCTCCGACTGGAGTCTCCACCACACTGATCTATGACGAGAACGTAGAGTGGACTTGTTCTTCGACGACCCACATCAATTGCGCTTCGACGAACAATCCATATCACGGGACCAAAGACATTGAAGCGACAGCGGCAGTTCTAGGCAACAGCTTCACGTTGGTTAAGCCTGCCAGCGGTACGACCGATCTCTCGACTCTCAACTCACTCGTTTGCTATATCGACCCTAAAGCAAAGTGGCCTAGCGGCAGCGGCACTGGGTCGAGCGCTCTGCGCACACTCTCTTTGTTCTGGTTGAACGGAGCAACACAAGTCGGACTCCAGGTCGTCATCCGCGATGGCGCATTCAATTTCAACTCAGCTACTCCGAGTTATCAGCAGATCAGTATCCCGCTAGGGCCGACAGGTCCTTTCGGTACTGGATCGAATCTCGTTACTTCCCTCAAAGGACAGATCACCGGCAACGGTGGAACCTCCAGCATTGGGTTCTATGTCGATCAGTGTAGCCTACAGGGCGGCACTGGAGCCGTCACCCTGCCTATCACCTCGATGAACTTCAAGGGGAATTGGGCGAGCACGGCCAGCTATAACACTAACGACGTAGTGATTAGCAGTAACTGCGGCTATGTGGCGTTGACGAACAACACCAATGTGAATCCAAGCAATACTTCTACATGGCAGAACCTCTGCTCTGGAGTTGTGCCTATCACGACCGGCACGACTTCGATCACGCTCTCAGGGCCAACAGCCATTGGTATCTGCCCTGGCGGCGGGGCATGCAATGTCGCGGTTCCGGTTCCTGTTAAGGGTGCCATGTACTGTGCCTGGAATGACGACAACGTGTCGACGACGATCACATTCACGGCGCTAGGCTCGTCCGCACGCTATGAGAATCAGGCAAGGACAGCTTATGGGACGGCAGGTACAGGGACGCTTAGCTCAGCCGGAGCCGTGGGCGACAAAGCCTGCATTGTAGGCATCGACAGTACGCACTATCAAACGATCAACGCTAGTGGGACTTGGACGGCCAGCTAACATGAAGCTCGTAATCTTACTCTTATCTGCGTTGTTCGCTAACGGTCAGATCCCCTTCCCGATTCTAATGGGCGGGTCGTCTGCTCCGAACCACAACGGCTTCGCGCACTATCGCGTGATCACCATCAATCATACGCTCGTTCCAAATACTGACCAGACGAATTTCCCTGTGTTGGTGAATGGGACGATCTCGGCGACAGTCGGCAACGGTGGAAGTATTCAGCATACGGTCACCCAATCCGGAGGGTACGGACTGACGATCCCAGCGGACGCGATCGTCACCACTGATGTCGGGTGTACCACGAAAGTCGCAGGTTGGGAGTTTGAGGCTTACTCCGTTACAACGGGAGCTTCGTTGATTTGGTTCAATGCAAATACGGTTTCTCATCTCGTGGATAGCAAGTATTATCTCTGCTACGGGAAGCCTTCGATCTCGACTCAGCAAATGACAGTGTCGAGTACGTACGATGCTAATACTGGCGGCGCATGGCACTGGCCGAACGGGACAACCATTCAGAATGCTGACTCAACTGTAAATGGAAACACGACGAACGCGACCGTTGCAGTTACCGGCGAGATTGACGGCGGTACCGGCAACCCAGCATTTAATCTTGCAGTTTGTTGTGCAGGTACGAATTTGAGCCCGGCTTCTACAGTCACCTACGAAGGTTGGGCAAACTTCACTAATCTGTCCAATAGCCTGAACACGATCGGTGCTTGGGACAATAATCGCGTCATTGGCACGGGCGGCGGCTACACTCTCAGCGTCAATAGTTCCGGCCACGTCACAGCGGGGATTGTGATCGCAGGGACGCAACTTACGACTCTTGGAACACAGACGCTCGTTCCCGGTACTTGGTATCATCTGGCCTTGACGTACTCCAACGCTACCGGATTGATCTCCTATGTTAATGGGGTGCAGGACGGAATAGTTGCTGGAGCAGGCACTTCAATTGATTATTCCGGCAACGCGTCTCTTCCCGGTATGAGATTTCTAACTTCTTTGACAGCGGGCGGTATGACTGGCAGCATTGATGAACACCGAGTCTCGACCAGCGTCAGGTCAGCGGATTGGCTCAGGGCCGAATACAACAACCAGTCTAATCCGACGACATTCGCTCCGTTGGGCTCGGAGAATTAACTATTATGAAGACAAAATTGTTATTTCTACCATTTGTACTATTGTTTAGCCTGAATGCACAGACGAAGATCAACGGGAGGCGCGCTGTCACCGGCAGCGTGAATCCTCAGACTTCTACCTATCAAGTCTTGGCCTCCGACTTTAATAGTCCTTGCGGGGTCATCTCTGTCGCGTCTGGCACGTTCACAGTCACGCTCGTCGCTTCTGGTTCGCAACCTCCGGCTGGACAGTGCGTGACGATTATCAACTACGGCATAGGTGTATTGACTCTCGCGAGGAGCGGGCAGAACATCAACGGTGCTGCATCAAACATCGTCGGATCAGCGGGCACGGCGCTCAGTCCCACGGGTTGGACCGTGACGTCGGACGGCACGAACTATATCGCAGCGCCTATCGGCGGCAGTGGTGGAGTGTCGATTACTTCCGGCCCCATCGCCTCTCGTCCTGGGTCGCCAGGGAACGCAGGCTCTATGTACTACTGCACGGACTCTCCATATACTTACTTGTCTAACGGCTCAACGTGGGACGCTTATATCTTTGGCTATAAAGTCGTCGAGCCTGTAATGGCTAATTTCACACAGGTAAACGTCGGCCTCAGTACTTTCGACACGACTCACGGAGGCATCCTCTGGTCGGCAGGAACCGCAGGCGGGCATAATGTTCAAGTCCTGACGCAAACAGCAGGTATCCCTGCGTCCGGCGCTTATTATGTAGATGCTGCTTTTATTGCCTCATTCGGTGCTGGTAATGGAGCCTTCGGTGCCGGTCTAGCTGGCGGACTGCTCGCGTCAAGTTCATTTGCTTTTGCTGATTGGGGTGGTGAGAATAACTCTCAGTTCGGCATGGCTGCTAAGTTCTATAACACTACCACAAGCTATAACGGATCTGGTGGTTTTATAAATATGTGGCCCTTAGCTGCCCCACTTGCATGGTTCCGAATG